ACTGCGGCACTGTTCATGACGGCCCGAACTTTTATTACGTGGACGGCGGACTCCGGATATCGAGCGGGAAGCTGTCCCTGGCCGCGACGACCGTGAATCAGGTGTTCAAGTATATTGATGCTTCTCGATTTAGCGATAACTTGGTTATTGATCGTTGGTATGTAGGAGACCCGAAAATAGCGACACCGACTGCTGGTTCAATTTTAACGACTTCGGCTCCAGCAAAAGAGGTAATTGGAGGGCACGATGAATACAATAATAATACTTTTACGGTAACAGCAGCGACGAAACGGATAGACGATTCCGCGAGCGGGTTAGATTTTTTTGAGGTTGGAGATTCCTTTGATATTCGTGATAGTGCCGGTGGAAACAATGGGACATATACTGTTGCGACAGTAGATGCTGCATTTGCTTATATTACAACGGATGAGGCTCTTTCAGATGAGGGTCCGGCAGCAACCCTGACTTTGGATAACAATACTCGTTTGAGAGAGGATGCAACAACTAACTGGTCTGCTGATGAGTGGATTGATTATTATCTTTGGAAAGATGATGACGATGAAACAAAAATAATTACGGACAACACAGATAGCACAATCGAGGCGACCTTTAGCACAAAATGGACGGATGGTGATAACTGGCGGCTTTATCCCCCGGCAGGCGGGGTTCTCTTTTCTTTAAGTTTCGCAACTGCTGGAGGTGGGTGGTCTGCTTCAGAATATGAATTTGGATATACTTACATTTATGACGGTAAGCAAGAATCGCTAATAAAAACGATGACAGGAACTCAGACCCCGGCAGGCTCGGACAGGTATGCCGAGGTGACGCATTTAAACGTTACAGAGCCGGATGATCCTCGAATCAGTGCTTACCGGATATACACGAGGATTAAAGATACCGGTGACGAGTGGTTGTTTTTTCTTGAGGTTGATTTTGTCGATGGAGTTCGTTCTTGGGACAGGGACGGCTGGATTACGTGGAATAGTTCGCAAACGAACAGCGCCCCTCCGGGGTACGATTTGACAACCGGGACAAGTTTGGCCTCGATTCCGGTTCCTACGAATACTTATGAAATGGTATCCGGTATTCCCCAAGATTCTCAGTCCCTTGACGCTCGCTGGAAGTCGGCTTGCGTCGGTAACGGTCGTGCCTGGGCCGGGCACGTCAGGATGAAGAACCCGCAGGGCGTTGTCGAGAACTTTGGTGACCGGTTGCTTTATACCCCGGCGCTGGTTCCGGTGGGTCAATGGGACACCTGGCCAACGGACAATTTCCTCGATATATTGACAAGAGACGGGGATAATATTGTCAAAGTAGCCTTTTACAGTGATCGCCTGCTTGTGTTCAAAAAGCGGCTCATGGTTATCGTGGACGTGTCCGACCCGGAGCCGGGTAACTGGTTCATGGAAGACCCGTTCCATCATAAAGGGGTCCAGCATCCCGCTGCGGTCCTTGAGACGGAGTATGGTGTTGTCTGGGCGTCAGATACCGGGGTATGGCTATTCGACGGCGAGAAGGTGTCCTCTGTGCTTCCTCAGTCGAAATTGCGGACGGAGTGGGATAGCTTTTACAACGCGAACAGTATCCTGAATTATGATCCCCTGATGAAGCGGCTGATTGTTACTTCGGGTATCGTTGCAACGGATAAGGATATCTCCTGCATGTTCTGTAACATGACGACCGGGGCATGGACGACTGCCGAGTTGACAATATCGGGGTCCTCGGACGACGAGGAGTTCACGAACTTTGTCGCCCTGCCGAGCGGGATAACGATGCTCTGCGTCAACGATACCGAGGAGGTCAGGAAGTATTCGGACGCGCCGGTGGTAGATGTGACACGGACCCGGACGATAGAGTTCCGGGACGACGTTCTCGCCGGACCCGGCAAACTGAACGACATGGTATACGGGGTAGTTCTGACTTACGAGTCGGCGGCAGCGGTGGCGAACGGGTTAAAGTATCGAACGAACAAGGCCGCCGCATGGACGAACCTTGGCAGCTTGGTCGACACAAACGACGCTTGGGCCGTGGCGTTGTTTACTCCGAGTGACCCGATAGAATGCGCGTCGATTCAGTTACAGATAGCTGCGACTTGCGACATCAAGGTTTTGGATGTATCATTAATAGTAAGGACCGATAAGGCGATAACTGAGAGGACGCCGTAATGCAGACACGGGCAGCAAGAAGGCTTCGGAGACGCGGGCAGTCGCATCGCACGTTTACCCGTCGGCCTGCATTGTCGGAAGGCAGGGACGGCGAGGAGCGGTTGGTCCAGGAGTCCGGCCAGCTCTGGTTGTACCGGAAAAGTCGCGGCAAGTGGACGAAACTTGAAACTACGAGGGATTCATAATGGCATGGTATACCGCACCGGCAGAACTCGGCGGGCTGATTGATAAAGTTCAGGCAGGCGCTACTTCAGGGTTGAAACAATCTCAGCTTGAAGCGACCAGAGAATGGAACGATCTTCAGGAAAAGGCTGCAAAGGCTAGTAATCTCACGAACTGGGGCAGCATGTTAGGAGGCTTGGCGGCATTAGCACTTCCGCCCGCGTCTCCGTTGGTGGCCGGGTTACTGTCCGCTGGTGCGACCGGACTCGGTGGGCTGCTTGGCCGGTCAATGGGTCCGGGTTTGTCAGGGGGAGAGTATTGGCAGACGAAGCGCGGCGAGTTCAGTGATACCATGACTGAAGGGTTACTGAAGAGCATGGCCCTGTCCGGCATGTCAGCGGCGATGATGGCGAAGTATAAGGGCGTCCCGGAGGCGCCGACCCCGGAACCCTTAGCGCCCTCTCAGCCCGCTTGGCCGCGACCCGGTTTGATTTATCCGGTGGCTGAGCCGAATGAAATGTGGAGGCGGCTGTTATGAGTTTTATTAATACCGGCGGGCACATGGTTGGATACAAGACGCCGATGGAAAGGTGGTGGGACGCCCGTGGCGGCAGAGAAGCATGGGGCGAGGACGTGTTCGGCGGCGGCAGGGCACCCACGGCAGAAGAGCTTGCCCGCTACTACGGGTTCGGGGAAGGTAAGGCTGACGCTTTCGCTCCGAGCCTTGAACATTATGGCGAGCTGCTTGAGCAGGCTGACCCGTCGTTCTGGGGCGAGTATCGCTCCGGACTCAGGGAACATGCGATGCCCGGAATTCTGGGTGAGCTTGGAAAGGCGAGAGGGCAGGCGGCGAGTAGCGGGTTCGCTGGCGCCGGTGCCGCCTGGGAGGGTCCGACAGGGCTTCTCGGCGCTGCCGAGCTTTCCGGTCAGGCGAAACTGTATGATATTGAGCAGGACGTTACCGGGAAGTGGGAATCAGCGCAGGCCGGGCTACGAAATATCTGGTCAAGGTGGCAGGACATCGCCACGCAACTTGAGCAGACTAAATAAGGGGGCGAGTTATGCCTATTAAAGCGGATTGGGCTGCCGATGTTCTCGGTCAGGTGTATCAGATGCAGGGGTTATGGGCTGGCATAGAACAGCAGAAGCGCGAACATGATTTGAGACAGCAGCAGGAGATGCGAAGCGCTGCGGCCCAGGCATTCGCGCAACGGATGGCAAGGGACCAGCTTAGGTTGGAAAGGCGCGGCCTTGAGTTAGAGGAGGAAAAGACCACTGCCTACATTGCTGAATCAGAGGCCGGGGTAGAACATCGCCGGAGAATGAGTGACCTTGCCGCCGGAGAAGCGGTGAGAGACCAGACACGGCTGGACGATGAGATGAAAACCCGTGCCCTTGAGCGGCTTTCTTTTACTCGCCCTGGCGCCGGACTCATCGGCTCCCTTGCAAAAGATATTGGCGGGTTCGAGGGCGACCCGACTCAGGGATTCTTTGGGACAGAGCAGACGTTCGTGCCGCCCGGCTTCATTGAGGAATCGGCTTCGACATTTACGGGTAGAATTGGGGAGTTCGGAGAAGTTGGCGGCCTGATAGGCGAGTATTCCAAGGATATATATGAATCGCTTCCCGACGAGGACAGGAAGTACATTACCCCTGAAATGGTGGACCAGATGGTTCGCGGCGCTTATCCCGGCGGCGAGGGCGCCATTCAGGCCCAGGCACAGCAGCTCGCGTTGAAGCGGGGCTTTGACAGATTGATAGAGGAAGCATGGACCGAGGGCGGCGGAACGAGGGAGGGCATGAGGTCGCATATCAAGATGGCCCTGGACGAAAGTCCTGCCCTGCGAGCGAAGGTAGAGGTTTTCCTTAACATGGTTCAAGAAGGCAAAGAGTCACCTGAGGCGAAGGTGTTCAAGAGTATCTTGGAAGAGGAAGAGAGTGCTACTGGAGAAGTAGCGGCAGATCCCATTGGAGCCATTGAGCAGACTGCGGCGGCCCTTCAGAGAGTTTACGGGATAAGTAACTTTTAACTTTTTCGGGCTAACCCTATGTCTATGGCAGGGTTAATGGCACCCCGTAGCTAGGGTAAAAAGAAACAGGAGAGACGGATGCCTATTGGAGCGTTAACATCGCAATCTTCTCCGGGTTACGGTTCAACTTTTGAGGCTCAGATAGCTCAGGCAGAAAAACAACGGACAGAAGAGGCCCAGCTGGAAGCAAAGCTGAAAGCCCAGATAGAGGCTGCCGTTGCTGATTATCAAAAGAATCCGGGTAACTGGAAAGCAGAAGATGTTCAGAAACTTTATACTTATGCTCAAGGTGCCGGGGTTGAATTTGAAGTAGGTGAGGGGTGGCTGAAGAATCTGGGTATTGGGGCATATGAAGCATTAGATCAGGCCACTTTTGATGTTTTTTTGCCTGATATAACCGCTGTTACTCCGGGTCAAATGTCATCTCAACGTATAGGTGGTTTGATAGGCAATGTTTCCTCTTTTCTGTGGCCTGCGGGTCTTGTTGGTGGTTTAGGGAAAGCGGCCCTGGCTGCCGGGAAATTTGGACGAACAGTCGCCTTAGCAAAGAAGGCAAAAACCGCAGCAACGGCCACCACAAAACTCGGAACCGTGGGAAAGATAGCAAAAGCCCCTTATGCCGGTCCTCGATGGCTTGGCGAAAAAATTGGTACAAAGATGTGGGGCACCCCGCAAGCTACTACAGAAGCCGCAACCAAGGTAGCCGCGAACACTGACGCGGCGGCTCGGACGGCACAGGTTGCAGCCCGGCTCGCCCAGCAAAGAGCGGCACAGGAAGCGGCTCGCAGGGCGGCCTTGGAAGAGACTCTTGCAGCTGCACGGAACATAACGGCTCCGCATGCCCCGAGAAGCCTTAACCCTGGCTGGCTGGCGAAGTATACCCGTCCATAATTTGAGAGAATGATGTGGCTTTATCTCCCTACATGCCTACAGAACAGGCGCAAAAGAATCGCCTGGAATATTTATACTCCCGTTACCAGCAGAACCCGGCATTATTCACTGACGACCAGTTAGACCTGCTCCAGCGTGATGCCGACCGTCTCGGTATCGAGTGGGAGCGAATCCCCGACTACAACGAGTTCAGGCTCCTTGAAACGGTCAAACAGACTATGTACGGATACGTGCATGGCTTCACCACGTTTGCCGTTGGAGATGTTCCCCAGACTGAAATAGAAGCGATTGCACGGTCTGTCGGTCACCTGGCAGGGTTCGTCGGTTATGTCCCGGCGTCACTGTTCAAGGCGCCCATGATAGCCGCTGCTGCTGCTGCTGGGACTCGTTCCGGTGCCGTGGCAACGAAGGCGGCCCCCTATCTCAAGGGACTCGCGGAACAGAAGGTCAAGTATGGGTTGATGAGTATCCCGTCGGCCCCGATGCTGGCGGCCTCGTGGGCGGAGAAAGGCGTCAAATGGGTTGGTGGTAAAACCGTCTATCAGGAGGGCGGTCGTCTGATGAAAATGTTGGACGATACCCCGATAGCGAAGGAAGTAATGCGGGGTGCGTTCCATCTCGGAACAGCGAGCGCGGTATCGTCGTGGCAGGAGGGCGCTGACGCAATGATGCACTCCGCAGCCCACGGCGCGATAGCTGGCGCGTTCTTCCGCACTCTCGGTGAATGGGAAGGCGTGAAACACATGGCGTCCACTGATGGCGGTCAGCAGGCAATCCGCGCTATCGCCGGTGCCGCGTGGACCGGGCTGCCCTCGACGCTTCGGGGCGACACTACCCCGACCCAGGTATACGAGTATCTTCTTGGCGCGTGGTTCGGGTTCCACGAGAAGCCTTATGCCCGTCGAGTTGCGGAGGCGAACCTTGATAAGATGCAACCGGCGATGCTGTTGGATTTCGCTCATAATCCGGAGCGTATCTGGGGCGCTGAATGGGGTAAGCTGAAGCCCGGCGTCCGGGAGTATATGCAAGAGCTGGCCAGTGAGCGTGCCCCGGAACAACTTGCCGTGCTGTATGAAAAGGGCGGTGAGCAGGTCCGTGACCGGATAACCCGTGGCGCGGCGATTATCGCTAAGATGCAGCCGGGCGCAGGTGAGTTCCGTGCCGACGAGGCCGGGGTAAAAGTTGAACCGCTTGCCGATTCCGATTACGCCGTGAGCTTGAAGTTCATGGCCGACGTGTTACGCCGTGAGGATACTGCCACGGCGGAGCAGATGTTGAAAATCGGTGGCTACCGGTCAATCGAGCCTGCGGGTTCCAAGACACCGTTCAACTGGAAACCGGCGAACCCGGAAGAGTTGGAGACCCCTTACACCGATGAAGTGAACACCTCGATAACGGAGCGTGACGGCGCCCATTTGAAGAAGAACGCCGAGTCCGCTGACGTGAGTATCTTCTTCGTTCGTGACAAGGAAAAGGAACCGCAAAGGCCGACTGACAGGTATCTCCGGACAGCAAAGAACGCCGCGAAGGTTCAGGCGACCATTGTCGTAGAGAACCCGGAGCTGGATATATCGAAGAACGTGACCAAAGAACCGGTCAAGCGGATTAAAAAGACTATCGGGAAGTTCCAGTTCGACATGCGACGTGACCCGGAGACGATATTCATTACCGGCGAACAGGAAGTGCCTGCCGAGCTGGTCGAGTCGATTGTCAAGGAAGTGTTCGACCCGGCGGCACGGGAAGGCGATAAGGGGCACCAGAACTACGGTCTCAAGATGCTCTATTCCGGGGGCGCACCGGGACCGGAGCAAGGCGCACTGCGAGCCGTGGCCGGGATCAACTATGAACTGTCACCGTCGGCAACGGAAGGGCCGAGCATACTTGAACGGACGCTCGACTTTCAGATGCACGAACGGGGCAAGGTAACAGAGCGCGGGGAACGGTCGGCGTTCGATGTGCTGGAAGCCGATTACCCCGGCATCGCGGAACGCACGGAACGGGCGATAGGGGAACACGGTAACAAGGCTGACAGGGTAGTCGGTGACGAGTTGGACATGTCACCCGAAAATCGCCGTACAATGCGTTCTCTTGTCAAGGAGCGGGTAGATGGTGTCCGAACCCCACGATACGCCTTTGACGCGACTACAGGCGCTCCTATGGCCGCAGAAGTGGGTCGTTCCGCATACGCGGTGCCGCACCCGTTAACTCAGCGGCGGGCGAAGTTCTCTCGTGAGGGTCGGCTGTCACTCGTGGGCCGGGAAGATCCGGACGCTGTGATAATGGTGGACGAGGTAGTTCGTCGCGGTCGTCGTCACCGGCTCACCGATGTCGAGCTTTCCGATGCCGAGTGGTCCCGGCTATTCAAGAACATGGACGAGAAGGGCTATTACCCGTTCTCGTTCGACCCGGTGACGGGAGATATCGCGTTCGCCCGGTATCAGGTAGACCTTAGCGGCGCGGAAGTGGCGATGAAGGGTCTGCTGCCGCTGATTCCGGCAGAACCTCGCAAGCAGTATGACCGGTTGTACCGGAGCACTCCGGAGCCGGAGCGTGCCCAGCTTGCCCGTGACGTGTATTCGAACATAATGAACGAGGCGGCGGCGTATAAGAAGTCCGTCGATAACCTGTTCCCGGAGTCATGGCTGACCGTTCCCCAGCGTATGAAGATGCACAATAATCTGGCGAAGGGGTTACCGCTTGGCGAAGATGTTCGGGTCAAGGAGTCATGGACTTCGGCGGCAGAGGTAGACGGCGGCGCTGAACGTGTCACCTTACGCCCTGAAGTGTTCGATTCGATTGTCGAGGATATGGGGTATGCCCCGGAGACGGCGGCGCTCCGGCTCCAGGTAGGCGAGTCAGAGGTAACGGCGTTCAAGGGAACCCCGGAACAGACAACCGATATTATCTGGAACGGAACGAAGCCGGGCACAATGATAGAAGATATCAGCGTGAACAATGTCCGTGTTCTCGATCGTGCCGATGTCCCTGTTCAGGATGCCGTGGCCCCGGAGCGGTTCGAGTCGCTGCTCGCTTCTGATGCCGTCCCGAAAACACAGATACGCCGGTATTTCCAGCAGACACGTTCAGCGGCTACCCAGGCGATGAAGTCAGCGAACACCCGGTTCCGGGCTTACATGAAGAACCCGTCACCGGAGAAGCTGGAGAAGGTTGACCCTGCGGAGATGGGCGCTTCGGAAGTGGCGATTGCCCTGTCAGAAGGTAACGCTGACCTGTTCAGGAAGGTGGCCCTGTCCGTTCTGCGGCATGGCACTGAGGGGATATCGCAACAGCGTCGCAATCGGCTCCGGACAATGGAGACGATGATCCAGGAAGTCTCGAACCCTTACAGCGTGCTTCAGTCTATCGGGTTCAGTGCTGAATGGAGCAACGCTGTGCGACGGTTCTTGCTCCGACCGCAGCTGACGCCCCGGATACCGGACAGTGCCGTTGCGATGACACGTTCACGCGAAGGGATAGGAAAGCGCGGCATCGTGTTATCCGAAACCCTGAAGGACCGTTTCAAGGAAGGCGATAGAGTCCTTGTCGTTCCGGACGAGATGACCAGTGTCGACCAGGCGTTCCCGTTAACGGTGAAAGGGTTCGAAAAGCTCGCCGGTGCCCAGGCCGTCTTGCCCCCGGAGTATGGCGCTACGGCTTCTCGGGTAACGATTATCAACAGGTTGAACGAGAACTTTCTGAACTCGATACAGGACGCACCGCCGTCAGTGTCAGAGCGGCCTTATGTCAAGTCTGACTTTAAAAACATAGGCAGCCTATCGGGCCACAGCAGGCTCGCTCGTCAGTATACCGTAAAGCACTGGCAGCGGGGCCAAGCGGCGGCGCGACAGGCAATCCGTGACTTTGAGGCCATGTCCCTCATGTCGGACATGATAGGTAAACGTGAAGCGGTAAGCTGGGACCACGAAGGCGTCGGCACCTTGAACACCCGGCCCCGAGAGGCAAATGACGGGTATGGCGGAATCGTTCATTCCCGGATGCTGGACGTGATTGAGGACCAGCTGACTCGGGTAGAGAAACAAGGCGAAGCGGCTTATCAGGGCGAGCGTGTCCGATTCCCGAATATGGGGTTCAAGGATCTCAAGGCCGGACTCCGCTGGCTCCGTAAAGGCGGGAAGCAGGGTTCCGTGTCCGGTCGGAACATGTTGAGAATACTGAAAGATTATTACAAAGAAGGCGCTTTCGAGGTTATCCGTGGCCGAGGCGGGACGAGCACAGAGGGTCGCGGGGGCCGCTTTGCAATGGGTATGGAGGAGCTTGGACTCTCCGCTGACCAGATATCGGATTTCCTGTCGCCCCGGTCACGATTGATGAGCATGCTCGAAGAAGCGAAGCTCCCTATCGGCAGGCGAATGATATCCCGTGACGACGTAACCCAGCGGTTCGCTGAGAGCATGTTCGAGATGGACTTCATCCCGAAGGAAGGGGTCAAAGGGCTACCGGCCAGGGAAGCGATGGACAAGATATTCCGTGAGGCTACCCCGTTCGCGGTAACGGAACGGTTCGCTTCCGCTGTCCACGGTCAAGCTGTCCCGGTAGAAGCATTGCTCGACCGCGCCGATATACTGAGCCTTGCATACTTTAATACGAAGAGTCCGCTACCCTCACGGCTCGGATGGCTCGCGTCCCGTGTCGCCGGTTTGAAGCTGAAAGATGCGCCGGTGTTCCGGGTCATTCCCCGGTTCTATGCGAAGTATTTCGCTGAGTTCCAGAAGTACCTGGCGGACCCGGAGCAGCAGGAGAACCTTGACCTGCTCGGCAGGCCGAACATCCCGGCACCGTCGGCTGAACTTATCAACGGACTGAGCTGGGTTGAACGGTCATTCCTGAACACTGAGACACGGAGCCAGAGTCTCCGTCAGATAATGACGGACGATAAAGCGTATTCCCGGTTCATCGAGGCGAGCGGCAAGGAACCCGTGCAGGGCGCTGACGCTCGGCTACGGCAGGTGCAGAGCCACCTTTACCGGTTGAACGCTCAACTGGTCCGTGAGCTTCATCACATCACGAGCTACGAGATGCTGATGCGGCACGTAAGGGCCGCTATTGAAGGTAAACCGGAGACGGACCGCGCCGCTATCGTTACCGGGATACGTGAAGCAATGGACAGCTGGATGCCGAAGATGCTGCGTGAAATGACGCAAGACCCGGCGAAAGCGGGCGCCCGGTTCAGCGAGCAATGGGATACCCACGTAGAGGCGTTCAAGGAACTCGGGGTCGAACCGGAAGCCGCGTCAAGGTTGATGGACGTTCTGGCGCTGAACAGCCTGCGGGCCGGTGACGCTCGTAACGTGGCGACAGCTGCCGGGTTCAGGGTAGCTGACCCGACCGTGCTGAAAGAGTTCATTGAGACATATGACAAACATTTCAAAATGGTCGAGGACAGTCCGACACCGTTCCGTAGCCGTCCGGACGAGATATTGGCAGAGAAAATGCTCGAACTGGACGCAATGGACGCTATCGACCTGTTCCACGGGTTCGAGGGCGACCTGCCCCCGGAAGGCGTGCCGACGGAATGGGCGGCAGTGAAGCTGACACGCGACGAACTCCGGCTCCGGGACGAACTGAAACAGGAGATGGGCGAGCTTGGCTGGAAGGTAAAGTCGTTGCCCGGAATCATTCGTGGCCGGTTCAATATCGACCCGCAGTACATGTCCACCGGGCAGGCAGTGGAGCTGTTAAGCTGGATGCGGAGCATGAGGCGGCCCAGTATCTTTCAAGCGATAATGACAGGGGTCGCCGGTATCCGTGGCCCCCGATTCTCCGACTGGCTCAAGTTCTATGAAACGGTGGCGAAGGAAATGCGGACCGCTGACCCGCAACTGTTACCGATGAAAGTGAAGTACTGGGAGAAGCGGAACAACGAGTGGACCGTAGGCAGCGGAACGGCATACGCTCCGTCATCGACAATGCTCAATCTTCAGCAGGCGTTTGCCTACATTAACGGGTTCATGGATGCCGACCAGAAGGAACACACTTACGAGCATGAGGACCGGTTCAAGTCGTTCCTGGGTCTGCGCCGGGTAGACGGGACAGAGGCGTCCGGAGACGTTGTAGAACTTCACGACATTGCTACCCGATACCGGCAGAAAGACGACAGGGCGCCCGGCACTCCGGGCTATCAGCTATACACGAACCGATGGCAAGACGTAGCGAAGATATACGCGAAGAAGTATCGGGAAACTCGATACATCTTACAGCGGGTTGACCCGACAGGAAAGCCGTTCGAGGAAGTGGTCACTGGCCGTGACTTGGTTGAGGGGTCACCCTTAATCGAGGGCGACCCAGCGGCAGGGACACTGAAGCCGCGAACGGGTATCCTGCAAGACCTGATGACGAAATACTATGCCCGCATGATATTCGGGAATAACAAAGATACTGCATGGGTCCGGCGCGAGCAGCGTGACGGGAAGTATCCGGTATATGATCAGTTCATTGTCGACCCGGCATACCCGGACGTGCTGGACATGCACCGGTTCTACGATGAAGTGTTCCGTCCGATGGAGCTGGGCGAGCGGCCCCAGATAATGGTGAACAAGGGCAAGAACAGGCTCGGTGTTCCGCTGTTCAAAAGGGTCACTCATCTCGACAATGAAAGCGTGAACCTTTATCTCTATCAGGATCAAGTCCGGGAGGCATATAACATAGCATACGGTGACAATCGACCGGAGACGCTGGCATTTATTCAACAGCAAATCCGGCCCGAAGATCCCGATAAGCCTGGTTTCCAACGGGTCGGGTATCAGAATGTGAACAAATATATGACCCAGACGGGCCATTCGAAAGCGGCACGGGACGCCTGGTTCGAGCGTAAAGTAGCTCAGACGAACAAGAAGAACGCCAAGGAACGAGCTGCGGCGGCGATAGAAGGTCGACAGGAGATGCTGGAATCGGTAATGCCGGACGCGGGCCAGTTGCAAGCAGGTGCCGATTACATACTTGAAGTTGACCCGATAACCCCGGAAAAAATAGGTATCGGACGCCGCGTGTCGAGCATGCTGCATCGGTCAGAAGAGCCGATACCTGACTGGGCAACGGACATCGACGTTCACCTTCGTTACGGGCAAACGTTAATTCGGAACTATTATAAGGCGGCCCAGATAGCTATTGCGAAACGTCGGATTCGTGAGTTTATTCAGAACGATACAATGGGCGAGCATACGAAAGACTGGGCACGGTTCATGGCGCTTTACGCCAGGGACGACCTGGGCTATCCGTCTACCATACCGGAGAGTTACATTAAAAGTCGCGGCCTGAACATCAAAAAGACACCGTATTGGTGGACGAGCGATGAGGCCGCTGTCCGGTTCCTGAAGAAGCTCGGCGTCCGGCTCGGCTCGAAAGACCTGCCGAAAGGACTGAGTGAAGCGGACCTGAAGTCGCTGGCGAAACGGGATGACCTGGACGCCATGCAGAAGATAGCCACGCTGTCAAACCTTGAGGGCCGATGGGAGATGGCCACCCTGCTGTTCTCTACCAAGACGATAACGGCTAACATGTTCGGCGGTAACGCGAACACGATAATCAACGTCGGCTGGGATGCATGGAAGAAAGCGAACTCGCTCAAGTATATCCAGCAGAACATTGACCCGTCATTTACTACCTGGGAGTCCGTGTATAAGTGGATATCGTCCCACGGTCTGATTGAACAGTTTTACTTATACGAGGGCGCCTTTGCCCGCCGAATCGGACCGGCGAAAGCGGGCGCCTTTATTCAGGAAACGGTGAACGCTATCAAGGCGAACCCGAAACTCAAGGACGCGGAGCTTGGCCGGATAGCACAGAAGCACGGCATAACGGAACAGATATTCGAGATTGCCGGTTGGCCGATGCGATGGTCTGAACGGCGGCTCCGGGCGACGAGTTTCCTGGCACACTACTTTCACGCGAAACGGATGTTCGACGGACTACTCGCCGACAGGGACGACCCGTGGGCCGTGCAGATGGCACTACGAGGCGTCAAGGCGACCCAGTTTATGTATAGCTCACCGTTCCGGCCCGCGTATTCCCGCACCAGCCTGGGCCGAATACTCACCCGGTTCCAGCAATGGTCGTGGTCGAGTCATCGGTTCCGGAAAGATATTATCCGTGAGGCGAGTATCCGTGGATTCAGTCCGAACACGGAAGAGTTCCAGCGGTTCCGGCGCCTTATCAGCCATGACGTGTTCATGATGGCGCTGGCGTCGCTGCTGCCGATGTCACTGTTCGAGAGTGCCCTGCCCGCGCCGCTGTCATGGGCGCAGGATACGGCGCTATGGCTGTTCGGAGACGATGAGGAACGTGACAGGGCGTTCTTCGGCACGTATCCGGTCTACTTGAGGCCGATGGTAGCGTTACCGGCGACAGGGGCACCGATAAGCCGGTACGTCCTTTCACTCGCTCAAATGAAGAACGTGGAAGAGTTCAGCAGATACCAGATGTGGACATTGTTTCCGTTTGGACGGATGATACGAGACGCCGCTGGGTTCCAGATAACCACGGACGAGGAAGGGTATCACCTGAAAGCTACGGGCGCGTTGCCGTGGTATCCGGAAATGCTGGCGGACAGAATGACGGGAGTCCCGGTCCATCGTGCCGCCCGAGGGATGCGCGAATGGTGGAACTCCCTTGAAGAAGAGGACGAAGAAGAACAGTGATCACTTTATCAGGAAATTCAGGAACCGGTTCCAGCCGAGCATTACTTCATGCTTCCCGCCTATCTGCACCCCGATATTGAATTCATGGCTATCCCCGACGCCGCCGTATATGGTGACAGCGGTCGCTGACTTCTTTTCCAGACGAAGCTGGACCGTTGCTGACCGGTCAATCATTTCAGCCATTAACAGGTTCTTCCTTAATATTGGTGACAGGGTATACGTTTGTAACAGCCTGACCGAAGTATATGGCGGCGGCGGACGGAAGCCCCGCTCTATCTGAGATACCTGAGATTGTGTTATTCCCAGTGCTGAGGCTACTTCATTTTGGGTCGCCCCTGAGTCGATGCGAAAGGCGGCAAGCCAGCTACCGAACAGGGCCGTTCGCTGTGACGGCTTTACTATAGCTTCCACGGTCGTTCTCCGGTCACCTTTTCAACATGGTTCCGCATTGACTCGTGTACCATCTCGGCACGGTCGAGGAATTCCGGGTGCGCTATACCGAGGAACGGGTCATTCGGACCCCATGCCTTGTATATAGGCTTGCCGTCAGGATGCTTGGGGATGCCGTGCGCTTCTGCACTGTGCCAGTGAACACCGCATGCACCGTGTTTCAGGGCGGTAGCGATAATCCATGAGTAGAACATACCGTGTTGCTTCCAGTCCTTCGACTGTGGGTAATGACCGCCTGTCCGGTTCTCTGGGTCGTAACAGCCACGGAGCCACGCGAGGAACTTGCCCTGCAATAACAGCTTTCTGCGGCACGGCGCGTTCGGTTGATTGCCAACCTCGGCCCACAGAACGGGTAGCCCGGACTCGTCAGCGTATTGTTCCATTGTCGGGCCGAACGCCTTTGCCGCTTGAATGGTCGACGGGTATCGGTTCAGACACAGAACATCAACGCCGTTATCCGTCAGATGTTGCCATAGCTCGCGGCGCTGGGCGTCGGTGAATTGGTACTGGCTATCATCACCGAATATCGTGCTTACGGCGAACCGGTTTGAGAGTATCAACGCGCCGGGTATATGGGCGCGGATCAGCGGGCATACCTGTTCGACGAGTATCCGGTGCTTTGCCAGTAGTGTTTTGTTATCAGGATTATACTTCCGCATTTCGTGAAGGAACTCGTCACACAGGAACACGCCGCC